GTTTTAAACTGATTCCATTGAATGCCAGGATCTGATCAATCGATTCAATTATTTCTTCCTGGAATGGTCTGATCACCATATTGTCAAACAGGATTGCAGAGTTTTTAAGCTCATCTGCATTAGCACTGAATCCATTTGATGAAGCAACTCCAAATAACAAAGGAGAAGTTACGTTGTGACCTAACATGATCTTGCGTAAACATTCCTCTGAAAGATAAGTGTAATGCTCAGGAGCGTCATTTAATGGAATGTCGTCTACAGTTGTTTTTGATTCAGTATTATCGTTAAAAGCTACGATTACTTTTTGTCCTCGTGAACCTGTCAGCTTGTTCATCACCTTTGAAGTAATCATTGACTGCTGCTCTTCAGTAGGAACTCCGTTATTAAAGTTTACAACCTTAGTTCCTGAGAATCCGTTTTGTACTTCGTTGATTAAGTAATCTGCTATTTCTTCTTCCAATAGTGCATATGGAACTGAACCTTGATAGTCCGGATAAGAATAGTATTTCATTCCAACTGCGTAAGGCTTCGAAAACAAGATTTCTACCTTATCTTTAGATGTTCCGAATGCTGAGTAACGTACAGGAGCAAACTTCTTAATCTCTGTCCAATCATCAGAATAGTAATATCCCGTAATCTCTCCGTCTTTATTACATTTCTCTGCACGTAATAAGTTAATAGGCATATGGTAAGCCTTTAGGATCTTATCGTGCTTGTCGTTATAGTGTACCTGAATAGCAAACTGACCTAGCATCTTTCTATCAAGAACCATTTTACGAACGCAATCCTTGTTGAATAAAGCCATCATCTGAGCATACTCATTAGGCTTTTTAGACGCATCTAACGCACTTAATCCTTTTCCGTATACTAAGCGACTAATATTGTTTATAATAGCGTTATTCGTTGTAGAATTCGTGTATCTATCAATCAGGAAAGAATAGTAATTATTGTCCTCACCAAATTCAACCCAATTATCTTTTTTAGATTCTTGAATTGTAGGCGTTGTATAAGCACTTAGGCTTAATATGTGTACGTTATCACTCATAAACTATGAAAGTGTTTGTTGTGGCATTAGAAGTATATTGTCCGTTGTTTACGGAGAATGTTGCAATGGATTGATTTGTGCAGAAAACTTTGTCCTTATGACAGATAGTAGTTCCGTTTGATAGTAAAAGCGTGTATGTGTGATTGTCTACCAGTGCAAAAGTAGCAGTAATCGTGTTTACATAGCCACCTTGAGTTGAACTTGTGATTGCAACTGTTGTAGTTACGTTTGTTTGTTCGTCAGTAATTGCCATTGTCGTGTAATTCTCAAAGCGAGGAATAAACGAAAAAGTTTGTGCTGATGTAGAAGGCGTTAATACTATCATACTTTATAAACTTAAATAGCATGAATTTGTTGCAAATAAAAAAGGGGTAACCTAAGCCACCCCTTCTAATTACTATGAAAAAAGAACTATGAAGTAACGATAGTTGTAGTTGCTCCAAATACGTCACCAACTGAACCTACTAAGTCTGCTTCAGATGTAGCATCTAATAGATTAGCCAACAATTTCTCTGTTCCTACGAATGTTAACGTGTAACCATTCAAGTCACCCATTGCAGTTCCACTTGCTACGTTAGCAGTAGTTAACTCCATTCCATGCTCTAAACCTGCAAGGAAGAATTGGTTGTTACGTGTTTTCACTACGATGTTAGGACGTCCGTAAGATAACAATTTAACTGTTTTGTGTGTAGCAGCATCTTGTTTTTTCAATACTACTGATAACGTTTGTTCTACGAATGAAGTTCCGTTCTCACGAGAAGACGTGATTACTTGGTCGAAAGAGTTAGTTCCTTTCAATTCGTATTTGTACAATGAAGTTACGTTAGCAATTGTATCAATTGTGTCTGTACCTGTTGTATAGGTAATGTCAGCAGGATAAGAGTAATCTCCGAAGTTGATGAAGTAGATAGCGTCAATTCCACCTACTGCGTCTTTACATACTTCTAATCTGCCATTTGAGATATCACAAGCCATAATATATATATTTTAAATGTTATAAAAAAGGGAGGAGCGTAAACCCCTCCCCGATTAATTTGTTAAGCTAATTTTAGTTAGCAGAGTTTGTGATTCCGTAAGTAACTACGTCTGATGCAAAACCGTATTTCGCGTCTGCAGTAAATCGCATAACTACACGAACGTTTTGTGAACCATCGTTCTCAGCCATATCAATAACACGAACTTCGTTCATATCATTTAACAATCCTGTAGCGAAGTACAAGTTAGATTTTTGAGCAAGTAACGCAGTGTTAGCAGCCAATCCGTTTGCCATGAATACACGAACACCATCAAAGTAAACATCACCTAAAGTTTGGTTTGTTCCTTTGTTGTCGTAACCATTAGCACCTAAACCTGAAGCACCGAATCCACCCAAAGCACGTACATAAGCACGGTAGATGTTGTTAGATACATACAATGTTAAGTCTTCTTTTCCGTAGATAGCAGCAGGACAAGCGTCAACAACTTTACCTAACTCAGTGATAACGTTAGCAGCAGTAACTGTAGTACCCGCAACTTCTTGAGCAGCCGGCAAAGTAGCGTCTGTTGTCAATTGTGTCATCAAACCTGCGAATTGACCTGCAGTTGCGTTAACTCCTGTCCAAATAGATGTTTCCATTGCAGCAGCAACTTTCTCAGCAGCGTGTGCTAATAAGAAGTCTGTGAAGTTTTTCGGCATCACTTCGAATGCTGAATAACCCATTGAAATTGCTTCCCAATCCGATACGAAGTCTTTTTTACACAATTGTAAGTTAACTTGGAATTCTTCAGGTTGAAGGATTTTCTCAGTCAACGTGATTGTAGATGTAGCATCGAAATCGCAAGTAGCGTCTTTAACGATTCCGTCTGTAGCTACGCGTTTGATAACTTGTTTGTATTTTACATTAGGAACGATAGTGATTCCACCTTTGTCCAATGTTGGTGCAGATAACAAAGCAGCAGCGATGTATTTACCTGCGAACTCACCTGCGTAAGTTGTAGTAATTGATGTTGTAGTTGCCATTTTTTAAAAATGTTTGTTAGTTAATATTATTTGTTAAATTTTTCTAAGATTGAATCCAATGTGTTACGCTCTCTGTTTTTAGCAAACTTGAAAGTTTCAACTTGATTCGTGTTTTCAGGATTAAAACTGATTGGTTTTGGCTCTTCTGAAAGTTCGGTTACCTCTTCTGTAACTTCTTCAACTTTAGAAAGACTTTCCAATTTCGCTTTCAATTCAGTATTTTCGTTTTTAAGTGCTTCGATTTCTGAGAAGAATGTTTCTTTAACGATAGATTCGATAGTTTTCTTCGCTTGTGGTGCAACTTCTTCAGCAGCTTCAACAGGTACTTCAGGAGCAACTTGTTCTTCAGGAGCAACCTCTTCTTCCATTGGTGCTTCTTTGATCTCTGCAATAATTCCTTCTACTGCTACTACTAGGATCATTCCGTTCTCTAGTTCGTATTCTCCTACTGGTAATGGAATCTTTTGCTCGTCTTCTGTGATGATGAAAACATCGTTATCCATTTCAAATGCGTCTGCTTCAAGAACCGTAACTCCATCTGCTAACTTCATCATCTCTAAACTCACTTCCATTCCTAAAAGTGCTTTGATTTTGTTAATTGTGCTATTTTTCATTTTTCGTTTTTATTTTAATTTATTCAAGATATCAAATACTGTTTTTTCGTTTTTTAAAAGTTCATTAAAACCTTTGTAATTTTCATCTTTTCTCCAATCAAGTCCTAACTCTTTAAATTTAATATCAAGACCTGAATTAATGTTAGATAATTGAGTAACTAAGTTTATAGCTTTTCTCATTTTATCTTTTGCATCATTTGTTTGTTTTACAAGATTTGGGTAATCTTTTTGCAAAATTTCATTAATTAAAGATGTTGCAGTTGCTTTATTACTTTTAAAATCATCAATTAAACCTAATTCAACTTTGTGACTTGCTAACTCTGTAACTTCAGATTCAATTGCTGAAACTTTACTAAATACTTCTCTTAATCCCATTTTCCTCTTTTTTATATAAACTTGTTAATACTTACTTTGTTGCATTTTTATCCGTTCTGACGGACTGTTGTTCTTACTCCTGAATCAACTGTTATCGTAACGCTTTCAGTTCCTGTAGTCATTCCTATGCCTTGTGCTTGTAGACTTCCGTCACAACATTTGGTTGAGTAAGTTCCGTTTTCACATAGACATCCTCTGCGTCCTCCTTTTGGACTAGAGTAACTTGGTGTTTTAGTTTTTGCCATCTTCTAAAATTATTTGTTTGATTTTTTCAATTAATAAATCTTCTTCTGTCATCTGCGACATTTCTAACTTGTCAGCAAAGTAACCCTCAATAGAGAATCCTTTTACTTTACCTTCTTTTACGTCTTTCCATACTTCATCGTTATTTACCTTCATGGAAATCATCCAAGTTCCTTTAGGCAAACTGAATCCGTATTTAGCCGACTTGTCTTGTTTCTCGTCTTCAATAATCCAACTTTCAACTACCGACATTCCTTTTAACTTCTTGTCGTGTTCGTAGGTAGCGTTGTTTTGATTTGAGTTCATTAAAAATAACTCTGATGCTTGACGTACTGTATCGGCAGAAAAGTAGATGTAATACTCCTCTTTCGTTTTTTCGTTTACTCGGTAGATTTGCTTATCAGGAACTAATGCTGCTCCCATTAATATACGTTTTTCCGTGTCTACTTCTTTTAACTCTACTTCGTGTTTTGATAAGTGAATGAAGTTCTCCTCGATTGCAGGAGAATGAACGACAGAAACTGCGTCAATTCCA